GTTTTTCTTCTGCTTTTCTAGCACCCATTGAAAAGTTAATCATAAAGTTGGGTGGTCTATTTTGAGTAGAACCAGAGACATCTGCCATTTTAGTATATGCATAAAAGTCTACAGTAGGATGAGTTGCGGCTAGTTTGTATGCTAAGTCCAAGTATTCATCAGAGAAAAAATCTCCTGCATCATGCCAACGTACAGTAACTTTATGTTTTTCTTGTTTAGCATCACCTTTACGTTTTTCTTCATCAATTTCTGCATTCAGTTGTTCAAAGAAACCAGTTGGATCATTGTATAAAAAGTTTAAAATTCTTGTTTGACTAAGTGATACTGGAGCCCATTGTACATACCCACCTTTTAACGCATAACAAAATGTCTTACATTCTCCTGCGCCTGGACATGTATTGATTACTACAAACTCTTTCTTTTCTTCATCATAGCCTAATCCTGTCAATGCAGGAAGACCAATATTATAAAAGATGCTAGTCGTACCATCACTATGTTGCATCTTTTCGTTTTGCTTAAGTAACTTTTTAGGTCTTTGAGTAATATCTGCGGCCAACTTATCTAAGTCAAACCTTTTTCCGTCTGGATCTACAATTGGAATGTAGTTTTTAACATTTGATCTGTGATCATATGGTAGTTTATATTTGTCTGTTTTTCCTTTATCTTTAGACAAGATTCTATCTAAATAATCATTTAATTCTTTATCTTTAATAACTCTTTTAGGTACATCGATGGCTTCATCGACTTCTTCACCTGCATCTGCAACATGTTTTCCAGTCTGTCCACCTAACTGTTTGATGTGTCTAAGTTCTCTAGCCCATTCACCTTCGTCTGATTTATTATGATCTCTTTTATCTTTTCTTGGGGGAGTTGCCTTAAGCATTCTATCTGCTAAATCTTTTTCAGTAGATTTGCTATATGGAACTGCCGGTGTTTTACCGTCTTTACCTAATTCTTCAAACATAGCATCATCGGTTTCTAATTCTTTTTCATGTCCTGTAACAACTTCATCTTCTCTAGGACCAAATCCAATTCTTACTGGATTGCCTTCAGCATCAACATGACCTGTTCCTAAACATTGCCTACATGTTACAACTTCTGCATCATCTTCAGTTTCGTCTACTACTGTACCGTCGCCGTCGCAATCATTACATTGATATACTTTAGCAACTTCTTTTCTAGTGCCACCGTCTGAACTTGGTTGCCATCTGTATTCGTTTAAATCTTCTTCTTTATTTGGAACTTCTACACCTTCGTCACGTAAAAATTCGGGTAAAGTTTCTACCTCGAATTTGTCTACCATTGCTTCTACTGTTTCTTCGGCGTGGGCGGCAAATCTTGCATTTCCTTTGACAAAATCTGATGTTTCACCTGGATTAGATTCGGGTAAATGAGGCTTGACATCCTTGTTAGAATTCTCTATAATGTTCAGTATGTTTCGTATATCACGCATAGGTTTGTTTTTCCATCACTTTATAAGAGTATTTATCAATGTTTACAGATAATAATATTAAACGCATTGGCTTCGCCTGCAAATGGTCTGAGATCAATGACAAAAATCAACTAGTTTCTACTGAGGGACTTAATACAGGTGGCACCACACTAACGTGGTTGCGTAATAACCCTGACAAAGCAGAAGACAAGATGTGGGAAGTTATGGAACGTAACTTGACTAATACATACAATCTTGTATCTAAAGTTGCTACATTGCCCTTATCACTGCGTATGGTACGTCTAACTAGTGATATGATGACTGGTTATACTCATCCTGAGTTCTCTTACTTCTACAAACGTGCTGACGTTATAAATCGTATGGAGCAACTATGTGCGCCTATCGGTGAAGTTGCACGTGCTAACAACGTTAGACTATCTTTTCATCCAGGTCAATTTACAGTTCTTGCATCAGCAAGTGAAGGTATAGTAAATAACAGCATTGAGGAATTTGAGTATCATGTGGATATGGCAAGGGCAATGGGATACGGCAAGTCATTTCAGGACTTCAAAATCAACGTACACATCTCAGGACGTAAAGGTCCCCAAGGTATCATCGATGTCTTACCCAGACTTTCACCCGAGGCACGCAACACGATCACAATCGAAAACGATGAAATGTCATGGGGCCTTGACGCAAGCCTCGTACTCGCCGATCATCTTGCACTCGTTTTGGACATACACCATCACTGGGTCAAAGATGGAGAATATATTCTACCAACCGATGATCGATGTAAACGTATAATTGATTCATGGCGTGGTGTTCGTCCTGTCATTCATTACTCAGTATCACGTGAGGATTATCTTGTAGGTCATAACATTGATCAAAAGCCCGACTTAAATACTTTACTAGAATCAAATCACAAAAAACAAAAACTTAGGGCTCACTCTGAATACTACTGGAACAATGCAGTCAATGACTGGGCACTGGATCATCTATCATGGGCAGACATGATGTGTGAGTCTAAAGCAAAAAATCTTGCGTCCTTCCAGTTACATGATAAGTACTTAGAGAGGAACTAAATGTTAGATAAAATCAAAAGCATGTTCGGTCAGAAAAAACCCGAACCAAAAAAGAAATCAGCGCCTAAACTTTCTGAGAAAGAAAAAGCAACTAGAGCCGGGGAGCCTTGGGTATCTATTCTGAATGTAGATATTAATCCTGATGATATAAACAACGGTGCTTTTGAAATGGATTGGAATGATAAGTTTGTCTTAAATCTTATCAAAGCAGGTTATAAACAAGCAGAAGATGATACCGATGAAGAAATCGTAGACAGATGGTTTCAACAAGTATGTCGTAATATTGCATTAGAAGTGTATGAACAAGATCAAGCAGATCCATACAATCGCAAAGACAAAGACCCAATTACTGGTGCAGACATGAGAGTTGTTACTAGCACAGATTTGGGTGACGGAAGATCAGAGGTAAGTTAGTATGTATGATATAAGTGAAAAAGGTCAGAAACAATTTAAAAGAGTAGAGTATCTACTATGGGGATTATATCCTATGATTGTTTGGATGTTTTGGATGATTGATTAATGGAAACATTAGTATTCTGTAAAAAATATCAAGAGGAACTACCAGCAATGTCCTTTCCACCTTTACCAGGACAAGCAGGTAAAGACTTATTAGAAACTGTATCTCAGAAAGCCTTTGATGCATGGAAGTCACATCAAACTACTCTTATTAATGAACGAAGATTAGACTTGTCTGTTGCCGAAAATAGAACATTCCTTATTGAAGAAATGCATAAATTTTTTGACAATAAAGAAGTAGCACAAGCAGAAGGTTTTGTAGATCCAAAAAAGACATTAGATAATGCAGTACAATCATTTGTTCCCCCGTCTTTATCTTTGGATGATTAATAGTGCCGTTACTAAACGCTAGTTTAAAAAAACAACTAATCGAATCCTTTTATACCGAGGCCTCTCCTGATTTTATTGAATCTGAAGGTCATGAAATTATTAAGGTTACAGGTTCTGCTGATTTGTTTTGTATTTGTCCTGGGGTAGAATTTTCTCTCCCTGAACTTTTTCGTCCTAATCAACATTGGGAAGGTGATGACTTATACATAGAAGGTATACATTTTGTAGGAGACTTAGTTTGGGATTTAGCACAAAAAGTAAATAAAAATAAATTTGTTTTTAAAATGAAGTCAGAAGGTTTTACCTTCCATGAAATGAAATTTTGGTCTGATATATTTCATTATATATGTCACAGATACTTAGACGGATGTCAAATAGTAGAAAAAGATGCTGGAATGCATTTTACTCAAATATGGGCATGTGCTCCTCATTCAATTAATTTAAAATATGTTAATCAAATCCATAAAGAATATAACTTATTTGAAGGAATGTCGATTATTTGTTCTAACAATTTTGAAGTAATAACAGCCTCAGAATACACACAAGGCGATTTAATAGAACAAGAGTCTATTAAAGAATTGAACTCTGCACCTACTATCAAACCATATAAATTTTTGTTTTATAACAATCATGCTAAATTTAATCGCACCTACAATGTAGGACAAATTGTTAGACGGGACTTGCATCCTTATGGATTAATGTCGATTAATCTAGGACATAATTTACCTGATGATGAAGCACGTAAAGAATTATTTAACTATGTTGTAACACAATATACGGAGGAAGATAATCCTCAAGTGCAAGAATATTATCCAAAAACAGGTCAAGAAGTATTTCAAGCATTACAGAACAATAAAGAATTAGTACAATCATTAAAGCCTTTAGGTAAACCTAGATGGATTTCTGATGATAGTGCGAGATTTGATTCTTACATGGCTTTAGGAAAGGATACTAAAGAACATTGTGAAAAATGTTATTTTGCTATTGTAACAGAAACCAAATTTTTCCATGATAGAGTAGAAAACAACGGAAAGTATAGTTACCCAGTAACTTCAGACACACTTTATTTAGATTGTATAACTTTTACTGAAAAAACTCATAAATTTCATTTAGCAAAGATGCCGTTTATACTATGCGGAATGCCCGGTTCATTAAAAGTTTTACGTGAGCAAGGATATAAAACCTTTTCCCCTTTTATCAATGAAGCATATGATTTAATTGAAAATGATGAAGAAAGATCGGTTGCTATTGCTGATGAAATCACAAGGTTATGTCAACAAACCGACGAATGGTGGTATGAAACATTAGTTGAACTCCAACCTAGATTAGATCACAACTTTAATCATCTAGTAGATAACAATCGAAATCAATCCCTACGATTCTCTGTAAGTTAATTTACCCTTTTTACCCATAAAGGCTTGCAATATACGTATATTTTGCGTATAATAGTATTATATTAAATGATAAATAAGAGACTCATATGAAATATGCCCTTATAGACACAATGAATGCCTTCTTTCGTGCCAAACATGTTGCATCACGCAATGCAGATACATGGGAAAAGATAGGCATGGCTTTGCATCTGACTCTCGGGTCAGTCAATCAAGCAGTTCGTAACTATGGTGTTGACCATGTGGTCTTCTGTTTAGAAGGTCGTTCATGGCGTAAAGAGTTTTATACTCCATACAAAGCAAATCGTAAAGTACAAGAGCAAGATTTGACTGAAGCAGAAATTGAAGAAAGTGAAATGTTTTGGGAAACTTATCAAGCATTGACTACATTCTTATCTGAAAAAACTAATGTAACAGTCTTACGTGATCCTAATGCTGAGGCTGATGATTGTATAGCACGTTTTGCCGCATTGCACCCCAATGACGAACATATCATTATTTCAACTGATACTGATTATTTACAGTTGCTATCAGAGTCTGTTCATATGTACAATGGTGTTAACAAGCAGTTAATTACTATTGATGGCTATTTTGATGACAGGGGCAGACCAGTCATTGATAAAAAGACTCAGGAGCACAAGATATTAGAAGACCCTCAGTATCTATTGTTTGAGAAATGTATGCGTGGCGACACTAGTGACAATGTGTTTAGTGCATATCCAGGTGTACGTAAGAAGGGCACTAAGAACAAAACAGGTCTATTAGAAGCATTTGCTGATAAAGACAAAGGTGGATTCAACTGGAACAACATCATGTTACAACGTTGGACTGATCACAATGATGTCGAGCATAGGGTACGTGATGATTATGAACGCAATCGTACACTAATTGATCTTACAGCACAGCCGTTAGAGTTTAGAAATGCAACTGATAATATCATTAAGACTGGTGTATCTAAAGACAAGGTTGCACAAGTCGGTGTTCATTTTATGAGGTTCTGCGGTAAGTATGAACTTAACAGAATTAGTGATCAAGCAGATGTTTATTCTAAATGGTTGAATACACCCTATGAAGGGGTACTGAAGGTAAAATAATGGTAAAAACAAACAATATATATGTTTACGAACTTAACGGAGAAAAAATGATATTAGATGTAGAATTGACAGCAAAGCCTATCAAAGATGATGAGTTTTGGATTTTAACTGACGGAGAACGCAAAGTAGGTAATGTGTGTGCAAACAATGTAGGTACCTTTAATGTTACTTTACAAAATGATGTATTTGAATTTGATTCTATTAAAAAAATTCAAAACAAAACTAAGATTAAGTTTATAGCACCAAAGGAATCTAAGCAAAATATAGATACTCCCTACCCTGAATATCCAACAACTGCGAGGACATATAATTCTGTTTACGATGTCAAACGTGGTCTTCATGTCTTTACTAAAACTAAAAAATCAAAATGTTTTCATGCCGCTGGTTACTTTGTTGTTGAGCATAATGGTGTCGATCAAGTTATATTTTGTCCAAAATACATCTTTATTCAACGATATCCGTATAAAGGACCATTTAAAACTAAAGAAGAAGCAAAAAATCTGATAAATATATAAGCATATTATGTTACACATAAAAGATTTTGTGAACAAAGTGTCATTGGGAGAAACCAAAAGAAACAATAATGTGGTTCTTTCAATTGATCAGGCCAAAGGGTTGCGGGATGAATTGGTTATGTTGTTATCAGATTTGCATGATCTAAAGAAGGAAAAAGATAATGAAGAAACAATTGATGTACAAGTTAAAGGTGGCACATTTAAGTGAGTAGAAGCCAACCACATGTTATATTAGAGTATGTAGATAAAGAAACATACAAGTGTGATCAAATCATTGAAGCATCAGGTATTTGGGCTGTATACTATGATGACCAACCTATTAACTTAAAATCTTCTCATTATCTAAACGGTGATGCGGCTCCA